TTATTGCCATATCATGTAATAAACTACTTTTTAATACCGATGCAGAAACAGCCAAAACCCTCCACCAAGAACTGGTGAAACATAACATTCAAGAGATACCCATGGAGGAGGTTTCCAGACTATTAAAACAAAGCAGTAACCAGCCTTGTAAGTTTGACTTTGATCTTAATGGAGAAGTAGATGTTAATGATTTTCAGACAGTACTTTCAGGATATGGAAACACATACACCCTAGAAGATGTTAACGAGCTATTAATAAACTTCGGTGCTGAGTATATTGTAGACGTAATCCCTTTATGGAATAACAAAATACAAGATGTAAACTGTGGTTTAGATTGGGATGCTACCCATAGGGTAAAGTGTAACGGTAACCCTTATCTCTATTTGCCCTTAGAGGGCATCACAGTACAATGGTTTTATACAGACTTAGATTATAATGTACAAGATTCATTAGTGAGCTTAAACCCTCTTAAAATGGATTGGTACACCTATGGAAATAATGGAGGGTGTAATGAGTTTGACAGCTTCCAGCCTTTATGCAATGGAGCTCAAACAATGACTTGTAAAATATTCCTAAACGGTCAAGTTTATGAGAGGACAAATATAGGAGTAGCCACCATAAACATTCCAGATTCTTTAGACATTCCTTTCTGTGATAACCTAGAGCTTTATGAGCCTATGGATAATCTAGTGAGTGACTATGAGCCTTACCAATACCTTAATTAATTAGTAAAACATGAAGGACAAAGAAGAGGTTAAGAGTGAGGAATTAGTTGTCAATAGTACACACCTTAAAAAAGAGGAGCAAGACAGAACACGAATTGCCAAGGGTGCAGTACTCGAAGCTATGGAGAAAACTATGGGCATAGTCACGACCTCCTGTAAGGCTGTAGGTATTTCCAGAACTATCTTTTACCGATGGAAAGAGGAGGACAAAGACTTTGCAAAGAAGGTGAGTGAGGTAATGAATTTAAGATTAGACTTCTTAGAAAACGAGCTACTCAGTAGGATCCAGAAGAAGGAACCAGGAAGCAATACTTTAATAATGTACGAGCTTAATAATAGAGGGAGGGAGCGAGGTTATGGAATTGAAAGGATAGATGTAACAAGTGGAGGCAATGAGCTACTGGCCCCAAGCTGGGTATTGAATAAACAGAAACCAAAAGAAGAGGATTAATGGAATTAGTAAAGATTGGAAAGGTTAAACCCAATGAGGATAACCCGAGATTTATAAAGGAGGACAAATTTAACAAGCTGGTAAAGTCGATCAAGGAGTTTCCTGAGATGTTAAAACTTAGGCCTATAGTGGTCAATAAGGACATGATTGTATTGGGTGGAAACATGAGGCTAAAGGCTTGTGCTGAGGCTGGACTTAAAGAGGTTTACATCTTAAAAGCTGAGGGGCTAACCGAGGAACAGGAAAGGGAGTTTATAGTAAAAGATAATGTAGGCTTTGGAGAATGGGATTGGGACATATTAGGAAATGAGTGGGATGCTTTACAACTCCAAGAATGGGGGCTGGAGGGTTTTCCTTTTGAGGATATTAACGATATAGAAACCAGTGAAGAGTTCAGTTTAGCAGATGGAGACAAAGAGCCGTTTCAACAAATGACATTCACTTTAGCAGATAAGCAAGCCGAACAAATAAAGAACTCTATAATAGACACGAAAAACTCTGAGGAGTATAAGTACTGTGAAACTCTAGGGAATGAAAACAGCAACGGAAATGCACTTTATTTAATAATTATGCAATGGGCAGAGCAAAGGAAATAATAGTAAAAGTCATAAATAGTAAAGTAGCTAATGCTTTTGTAAAAAAAACACACTATTCGGGAAAGGTTGTGCCTAATTCTAATTTACATTTTGGTTGTTTTCTTGACGGCAAATTACATGGAGTAATGAGTTACGGTAATTCAATGGATAAATCAAAAGTGAAACTAACGGTAAAAGATACAGGTTGGAACGAATTTATAGAGCTAAATAGAATGGCTTTTGATGACTATTTACCAAAATATTCAGAGAGTAGATGTATTGCAATATCAATAAGATTAATAAAAAAGAATGCACCGCATATTAAATGGATAGTTTCCTTCGCCGACGGCACACAATGTGGGGACGGAACGATATACAGAGCGAGCGGTTTTAAATTAATAGGACTGAAAAAAAACAATCAAATTTTAAATTGGAACGGAAAAATAGTAGCTAAAAAAAGTTTAGATAATAAAAATTATCCAAGTATTAATGGGAAGTATTTTTCTCGTTATTTAATTGAAAAAGGTGAAGCTATTCCGTTAAAAGGTAATCAGTTAAAATACATTTACCTAATTGATAAAACTTGTGAAATAACTGTTCCGATACTTCCTTTTAGTGAAATAGACAAACAAGGTGCTGGAATGTATAAGGGTAAAAAAATAACCCTCCAAGAAAGGAGGGTTATTAATTCAGCTTTGAGCGAAGAGGTAGATTCGAACTCCAATTCCTAACTGGAATGTTAGGCGTGTAACCATAACACTTCCTTCGCATATATTGTATGCAAATATAAACAAAGAAACAAAAACAGTTAAACCAAAATAAATGAAACAAAGTGAACAAGGTTTACAAGTGGCGGTGGTGGGTTACCTCCGAATGAAAGTAAAGGACATTCTATTTAATGGAAGTCCTGGAGGGATAAGGACAAGCATAACACAAGCCAGAAAGATGAAAGCTGCTGGATATAAAAAGGGGTGGCCCGATCTTCTAATCCTAGAGCCTAGAGGAGAATATCATGGATTGGCCATAGAGCTAAAAGTAAAAGGAAACTATGCCTCCATTCACCAGAAAGAGGTTATCTCTAAATTAAGAGAGAGAGGTTACAAAGCTGAGGTGTGTACTGGTTTCGACCAAGCCAAAGAAACAATCGACAAGTACTTTGATTAGCCAACCAAAAACATATTATGACGTTTCAAACTGTCAAACTAGGATTTCCATAAACCAGGGAGGCACAAGGTCGGGTAAGACTTATTCAATTATTAAGGTGTTAATAGATTACTGCTGGGAGAATAAAGGAAATAATCACATTATCACAATATGCAGAAGGACTTTGCCAGCTTTGAAAGCCTCGGCCATGAGAGATTTCTTTGAGATAATACAAAAGGAAAACTACTACACCGAGAAGCACCACAATAAAAGTGACGGAACTTATCTCTTATTCGGAAACCTTGTTGAGTTTATAAGCCTAGACCAACCCCAAAAGGTAAGAGGGCGTAAAAGGGATATACTATTTATAAACGAGTGCAATGAGATAGATCTGGAAAGTTGGGTGCAGTTATCACTTAGAACAAGGAGTAAGATTATAATTGACTACAACCCCTCAGACGAGTTCCACTGGATTTATGAAAAGGTAATGACCAGAGATGATGCCACATTTTATAAAACGACATACTTAGATAATCCATTCCTCCCTAAGTCAGTAGTTCAAGAGATTGAAAGATTAAAGGAAACAGATAGTAACTACTGGGCCATTTATGGATTGGGTGAGAGGGGTAAATCTAGGAGCTTAGTTTTTGATAATGTGGGCCAAGTAGATGAAGTGCCAGAGAACGCCAAAGAGCTCTGCATGGGCTTAGATTTTGGATATTCAAATGACCCAACTTGTTTAGTAAGGATTTATAGGAGAGGAGAGGAATTATACTTTGACCAGCTTATTTATACCACAGGATTGACCAACCAAGATATTAGCACCGAACTAAAAATATTAGAGATAACAAGAGCTGCTGAGATATTTGCAGACAGCGCAGAGCCTAAAAGCATAGAGGAAATACACCGAACTGGTTTTAATATTAAGCCCACTAAAAAAGGTCCAGATAGTATAAGAATAGGGATTGATTTAATGAGAACTTATAAGCTATTTGTTACTTCCTCCAGTACAGATATTATTAAGGAGTTCAGGAACTACAAATACAAGGAGGACAAAAACCAAAAGATACTTAACGAGCCACTGGATAAATTTAACCATAGTATAGATGCCATTCGTTACGGTTTAATTATGAAGCTGCAGCAGCCTTTTAGTGGACAGTATGAGGTGATGTAATAAGGAACAAAAAGAAACTAACTGATACTAATTAATAAGACATGAACACAAAGGAGATAACTATACCAACAAAGTGGAGTGAGATTACTCTAGGACAATTCAGAGCCTACACCTTGCATAAAGCTAGAAGTCGTAATGCCTCACCTTTAGAGGAAAAGATGGTGGTGGTTGAGATGTTCTGTGGTATGACCACCAAAGACGTGAGGAGCTTAAACCTAAAGGATCTCAACAGTATTTATTCCGATGTAGTCAAGATATTAGAGGACAACAACGCAGAGATTAAATTCCAACAGACGTTTAATTTTAAAGGTAAAGATTTTGGCTTTGTGCCTAACCTTAGTAAGCTATCCACTGGTGAGTGGGTGGATTATGAGGAGCTAATGAAACAAGGAGGATATTGGCAGAACGCCCATAAAATAATGAGTATTCTATTCAGGCCAATAGACAAACAAAAGAAGGAGCTTTACAGCATAGAGGAATACAATGACCAGCATATTAAAGAAAATGCAGAGGGGTTTTTAGATTTGCCAATGGATAAGGTGATCGGTGCGCAGTCTTTTTTTTTTCGTTTAGGGACGGACTTATTAATGACTTTGAAAACCTTTACAGTGGAGGAAAAGGAGAGGAGGAGGAAAACGAAAGAGAAGGCGAAACCTTACACAACTCGGTAGCTGAAAAATATGGGTGGTATAACACCCTCGGAGTAATGAGCAATGATAGGTTTTTAGATATTGAGGAGATTACAAAAAAACCAATTTATGAAAGCCTAACATACCTATCCTGGCTAAAAGACAAGAACGCAGAAGCAGTACGAACCCAAAGAAATAGAGGCTAATGATTACACTTTTAAACCTTATCGAATTACTCAAAGAGTACTATACAGACCACTACTTTGTAAAGTCATTTAATTATGGCCAGATTGATTTGATGGACTTAA